ACTGCTGACGAAACCACTGCGACAGGTGCTCTCGGTGACGATGACACCCGCAACGATCCGTTCGTTGATGCTGGTGTTTCTGGTGCCATCGCTGATGAAGGTTACTCGGGCGTTGACTTCTCCAACTATCAGGGCGTGGTCTTCCACCGCTCTGGTGTTGGTACAGTCAAGCTCATGGACCTCGCAGTCGAGAGTGACTACATGGTGAACCGACAGGGAACCCTGATGTGCGCGCGGTATGCAATGGGACACAACTACCTCCGCTGCCAAGCATGCGTGGGTATCAAGTCCGCCTGATTGACTTAACGGTCAACAAAAACTAAACGGGTTGGTCTCCGAAAGGGGACCAGTCCAATTTCTCTTTTATAGGAGCCTGTTATGGCCCTCGCACTCACCACGAAATTGGAAGCAATCAACACGATGCTTAGTACCGTGGGAGAAGCTCCTGTAAATTCCTTAACTGGATCTCTCACAGCAGACATTCGCCTTGCACAGAACATCCTTAATGAGTCCTCCCGCGAAGTGCAAAGCACTGGATGGCATTTCAACACCGACAAGGAAGTTACTCTTCTTCCAAACTCCTTAAACCAAATCGAACTGAGCGATGGGGTTGCTCGGGTAGATCTGGAAGGCGAGAATATCGACACTGGTTATGATGTGGTGGTTCGTGGCACAAAGCTGTACAACCGCAAGGAACGTACCTACACGTTCACTGAGAACAAGAAGTACACCGTCACCTATATTCTGGACTGGCATGAACTACCAGAAAGTGCCCGCCGGTATATTATGATCCGAGCATCACGTATCTACCAAGATCGACTTGTCGGTTCTGAGAAGCTCAGTGCATTCTCTCGGTCAGATGAACAAGCAGCTTTGTTGTCTCTGCGTGCTTATGAGATGGAAACAGCCGACTACAGCTTGTTTGATAATTGGGATGTTGCAAAGATTATTAATCGTGGTAGCCCACTAAATAGGATGGGGCGTAGCTGATGTTGGTTTCCAAAACCATACCCAACATGATCAATGGGGTATCACAGCAGCCCGACTCTCTGAGGTTTTCAACACAATGCGACTCGCAAGAGAATGCGTATCCATCCGTTGTGGAGGGACTATCTAAAAGGTTACCAACGGAAAATCTACTTAATACAGGGATCACCGGGGACGCCAAGACATTCGTTCACACCATCAACCGAGACCAAACTGAACGGTACTCTGTAATCATTCGTGATGGAACCATCCAGGTCTTTGACCTTATCAACCTGGATGAAGAAACTGTAGATATTCCAGATGGTGCCACATACTTGGATACCGATAATGCTGATACCGCATTCAGAGCTGTCACGATTGCTGATGTCACCTTCATTGTCAACACCGAGAAGTCTGTTGCTATGGCTTCCGACGCGACCCCTTCTTCGGTCAATACCTATGAAGCTATGATCTTTATCCAGCAAGGTACTAACGTATCTGGAACTGATTTGTATCAGGTAATTCTTGATGATGGAACCACAGAGACCACTGTTGATGTTGCGGGAAGTGCAGCCACAGATACAATCGCTGGGAACTTTGCAACGAGCATCACCGCAATATCGTCTGATTGGACTGCTACCTCAGATGGTCACATTGTTTATATCGAGAACACAGCTTTAAACTTCACAATCACCTCCAAGTTCAAGCACGGTGACAATTACATCTCCACCTTCAAGGACTCTACTCAGAGGTTTTCAGAACTACCAACACATGCCAAAGATGGCTACATCATTAAGATCGAAAGTGACCCCACAGAGACCATTGATGATTACTATGTGAAGTTCACCACCAAAGGTGAAGTTGGGGGGATTGGTGAGGGGATTTGGGAAGAGTGCGCGGCTCCCGCGTTAGCGAGCGGCCTCAAGCTCGACGCTTCTACCATGCCGCATATTCTGATCCGCCAAGCGGACCTGACCGAAGGGTTTGTCTTTAAAAAGGCGGACGGATCCACTCACGATTCCTACGACTACTCTACCTTCTCTTGGGGAAACCGTCTTGTGGGGGACTTGGAGACCAATACAGACCCGTCTTTTGTGGGAAGCACCATCAATGATGTGTTCCTATTCAAGAACCGCATGGGTCTCCTAAGCAGTGATAATGTCAACCTAAGTGAGTCCGGGGAATTCTTTAACTTCTTCAGGACTACTGTGGTTGACTTGTTGGATACCGCTCCTATTGATGTGGCCTCTGCTCACAACAAGGTAGCAATCTTTAGGCACGCAATCCCTTATGTAGATAAGCTGGTCCTCTTCTCGGACACCGCCCAGTTCATCCTTGAGGGTGAACCGATCCTTTCTCCACATACTGTCTCTCTGACTCACTCAACGAGTTATGACAGCTTGAAGAATTGTACCCCAGTGGTCGCGGGTGGCTCCTTGATGTTCGCCTTCAACCGTGGTTCTTTCAGCGGTCTTCGGGAATACTTTCCCAAGGAGGCTGTGGAGAATCTGTTTGGGGCTGCTGACGTCACCTCGCATACTCCACAATACATCCCTGGAGAGATGGCTGAGATCGCGGTTGCCACCCATGAGAATGTGGTGGTGTGCCGGTGTGATGGGGACACAGATGCGTTGTACATCTATAACTACCACGATGCTGGTAATGAGCGACTACAGAGTGCGTGGCATAGGTTTGAGTTCGGCACCGACGCCAAGATCATTGGCATAGAGTTCATCGAGACAACCCTATACATAACGGTCTATCGGTCACAAGGGGTGTTCATTGAGAAGCTGGCCTTTGAAACTGGTAAGGCTGACACCGGATCTTCTTATGTTTCTCGTCTTGATCGCCGGGTTACCTATACAGGCCATTCCGACAACTGGGATGCAAGCACTGGTGCGTTTACCATTACTCTTCCGTATAAGAAGAAGACCAGAAACATTGAGGTAATCACTTCTACTGGAATCAGGTTCACCCCTACCGTTGATGATGATGCCACAACATTCACCGTGTCCACAAACCTCACGGATATTGTCTTCTATGTGGGTGAAGCCTATGAGATGACTTATCAAATGTCTGATGTGACCTTGAAGGAACCATCTTCAGGTGGAGGCCGTGCTGTAATTACAGATAGCCGTGCCCAACTTCGGTATGGAACTCTTGTGTACGCTGATTCCTCTTACTTTTCTGTTGAGGTCGCCCCAGATTACCGTGACACTTCGTACCACAAATTCACGGGGCGTATCTTAGGATCTGGTAACATGAAGATTGGGGAAGTTCCACAGGAGAGTGGGGAGTTTCGGTTCCCCGTATTTTCTAAAGCTGATCAAGTCACGATTACGATTAAGAATGATACACCCCTCCCAAGTAATCTTATGTCAGCGGAGTTTGAACTGAATTGGAGTCCAAGAGCGAAACGAATCGGTCTGTAGATCTCTACGTCCGTACCGCAGAACTTGAGGATTGCTCTTGGGTTGCTGAGAATATCCGAGAGGCGGATCTCCAAGAGATTCTTGCCTACAGTGGTAGCACCCCAAAGGATGCCCTTGTAGCTGGATTCCACCACTCAGATATCCCCTTTACCGTTGTTGTTGGTGGGGAACCTGCTGCGATCTTTGGTGCTGGTCCTGTAGAGCAGGGCGTAGGTGCGGTCTGGTTGTTGGGTACTGATGGGATCTTAAAGAACACTACAAGGTTCCTGAGAGAAAGCCGCTTCTGGCTTGATCAATGTGCCCGACCGTATGACATTCTTTTCAACTATGTGGATGCTAGGAACACTGTCCATATTAAATGGATCAAGTGGCTGGGATTCACTGTGATAAACACCCATAAAGAGTTTGGCGTTGAGAAACGTCCTTTCCATGAATTCGTAAGGATTTTCTGATGTGTGACCCGGTTTCTGGCGCGATGTTTGCGTTGTCTGCTGCATCAACTGGTGTTGGTTACATGGGGCAACAACAACAAGCAGAGAGCCAAGACGCTTTCAACCGTCAACGCCAAGCGGTAGGTACTCAACGGTCTTTAGAGAACTACTTCAATCAGACACGGCAAGTTAGATCACGGCAAATTCAGGAACGAGAAGCGGCTGCTAACGAGATCAACGAGGTTTACCGGGAAGCCCGTAAAAGGATCTCCACCGCTCTGGTGGCTGGTGCTGAATCAGGGGTTGCTGGTGGATCTCTCCAAGACTTACTGAATAACTTCCAACGACAACAACTAGAGTTTGGAACCGATGTCCGCAGGAACCTAGAGTTCCGCGAAGACAACATTGAGGACCAACTTGAGTCTGTCCGTCTCGGGGCACAGGCCAACATTGAGAACCTCCAGTTTATGCCATCTGCAAGACCTTCGTTCCTTGGAGCAGCTCTTAGGATTGGTGCTGCTGGCCTTAGTGCATACAACCAACACATGCAGAACACTGGTGGATATGGGCCAAGCCCTGGTGATGGTGCTGGAGCCTTTGGCGAGTCAGGCATCCCCTATGCCCCCCACTCAGGAAGCCCCTATGGCTATGGCGGGATGGGGCCATCTTATTATGGGCAGTGAGATAAACAATGGCTAATCGACAACAAGTCGGGGACTTCAATCCCTATAAAGCATTACAGCCGTCCCAACAAGTAACCGATCAGTACATCACTCCCGGTTACTTCCAGATGCCCCAGAACGAATGGATCGACATTGCTCGGTCTCTCTCAGGTCTCTCTGGCACCTTGTCAGAGGTCACTGGGAATATGCAGAAGGCTGAGGTAGAGGCTGAGATCCAGCAAGGAACTGCTCAGGTCAACACGATGACTGAGGAGGAGTTGGATTCCTTCCTTGCTGGTGGTTATCAAAAGGCTGGCGTTCCTGTGGGGGCTACCCCAACCGCGATGAAGAGTATTCTTCAACACGCTGGTGCAACCCAAATGCGATTTCAGTTGGAAAACTGGGGTTATGAGAATTTCCTGCGTTACACGGATCCAGAGAATAGAGATGATCCCAGACAAGGTATTGAGGAGTTTTACAACCAAA